TCGTCTCAATGGTCTCATCTACCCACTTTTCAAATTGCTCTTCGGTAAGTGTGCCATCATTAGCTTCTATAGCTTTATCTAGCATATCTTGAGCTTCTGCGGCACTAAGCTCGTTTCCAGTACGCTGCTTGTAGACTTCTTGGAGTTCGCCTACCGTAGTTGCTCTACTGTCGATGTCTTGGATGATGTCAGACTCTTTGTTGTTACCAACTAACTGAGCTAACTCTTCGTCGCTTAAATTAGCGAGATCGAAGTTTTCCTGTCTAGCGATGTCTCCTAGTTCTTTTGTAGATACCCCCAACGGATCTAGTTGATCGGCAACCTCTTGCTCGGACATGCCGCCTATTAAATCAGCTATTTCTTCTTCGCTAAGGTCTGATATGTCAAACCCTACATCTGGATTAGAAGCTATTTCTCGTAATTCATCTTCATCTTTTACTACGGCTCTATCAAAACGTTCCGAAATAACATTGCCTTGCATGCCGTAGTCTTTAATCGTACCGTCTTCGTTTAGTACAACCCCCCAACCTGCATAACCTTCACCTTCCGCTTGCCCTATCAAGTTTTTATAGTCTTCGGGCGTGAGGTCATAGCCCTGTTCTTCAGCAATAGCTTCTAGTTCTTCTAGACTTACGTGTCTGGGATCGACATATTCTCCGATAGCTTCTTGTTGCGAAGCCTCAAACCCTTCTCCGCCTTGACCCATGAACTGTTCAATTTCTTCTCTGTTGGGTTCATAGCCATAAGTTCTTTGGAATATCTCTGCTGCTTCTTGAGCAGTGACTTGTCGGGGATTTACATAGTCAGCTATACCGCTTTGATTGTCGGCGTAGTCTTTAATTTCTTTATCAGTAGGCGTATACCCAGCATCAGTAAACACTTCCTTTGCTGCGTTTTGTTGTGAAGTAACGAATGTTTGAGTAGCGGTTCTTTGAGTGGAATCAAAGTCAGCCCCACCCTGCCCAACTAGTTCGTCCACTTCTTCTTGAGTTGGGCTTTCATACCCTAAATATGCTAGGTACGCCCTAGCTTCTTCTTCGGTAAATTGACGTTTATCTACATAGTCTTTTACAGCCGTTTCAGTTTCTGCCTCAGTACTATAACCAGTAAATTCGTCAATCTGTGCTTGTGAAGGCTCGAAACCATTTTGTGCCCTAAGAAAGTCCTCTGCTTCTGTACTTGTTACAGCTAGTGGGTCAAAGGTACTGTTAGCAGTTGCGGTTTGACTAGTTTGGAAGTTCTCGTCGCCTTGCCCTACATAAGTCTCATAATCACTACTTTGTAAGGTGTAGTTCTGTTCAGCGGCAATAGCTTCTAGTTCTGTTCGTGTTAACTGACGAGGGTTTACATAATTAGCTATGCCGTCTGGATTATCGGCAAACTGTTCTTTTTCCGTTTGAGTAGCCTTGTACCCCAAATCAGAGAATATGGTGCCTGCATTATCTATAGCGGCTTGTCGTTGACGCTGTTCTTCCGCTAGGGCTTCTTGCTGTGTTATTTCCGCTTGTCGGTCTTTGTCTAAATTAACGTAAGTATCAACTTGATCTTGGTTAGTAGTAGACCAAGAAACATCTCCGTTTGGGTTTGTGGACCAAGATGTTGCTAAACGGATACCGGTCTCTACAAACTCTGGATTATCTAGTAATTCTTCTCTTGTTATAGAGTCTGCATCGCCAAAAAGATTATCCAAGTAGGTATCCATTGGGCCAGAAAACTCTTCCCAAAAGGCTTGGTATATCTCGCCTCCTTCGGCGCTACCCAACGAAGGTCTGGTAATCACATCATTACCCGCTTGGACCTGCGCTAACATGGAGGATTGGATAAGCGATAGCCGAGCTAAAGCCGCATCTTGAATTGATTGGTAGATTATCTGTACAGAAGCATCTATAAACTGAGCCGAAGAAGCTCTCTCAAATTCAGCATACCAACCGGCGGCGGTGGGTATTTCTCTACCTAAAAGCGTCCAATAAAAATCCTCAAAAGAACTGTTGTAGTCTGCGTCGGACAAACTACCCATCGTGTTTGAATCACTGTCATCAGAAAAATTAAACCCTCCAAAATCATAGCCAGAGTCTAATAAAGGACTAGTAGTGCTAGTGGTATTAGTGGAGCCACTCGTAGATGTATCAGTAGATGTATCAGTAGATGTATCAGTAGACGTATCAGTAGACGTATCAGTAGACGTATCAGTAGATGTAGTTCGAGGGATGTTAGTAGAATCTGCTCCGCCAGCTGCTATAAATGCAGCGTATTCGGTATCATTTAATGCAAAATCACCATCAGTGTCGAAGTCTTGCCAATATACTGGCTCTGTTTCTCGTTCAAATGTACGTGACATAACCGTTACCTACAAATTACTAATAAACGACACCGCCACAACAGAAGACGGTAGACCCTACATATTGCTATGAGTTAGTCCCGAATGTTACATCAACCGTAGCTGATGCAACGCCGGGGTGAGGGGCTGATGCGGCTTCTGCGTGTAAGTTTAACTGCGTATCAGTGGTGGCCCAGTAGATTTCAATATAATCGTTTGCTTCTAAAGCGCGTGTAAAAACCCAGTTAACAACATAGAAATCATTACCTTTTACATCAAATAGATGCCCTGAGTAGGGTGTATCGGTAGTTCCATTTCGCTTCTCCCAAACAGTTACCGTAGCCTCACTAGAATTATTATGCTCTATCTGAAGCGTTATAGAAAACTGATATGTACCTGCGTAGATAACATTTATCCTGCTGTTGTTTGATAGAGTTATGCTATCCGTATGGTGCGTAGAATTAAACGTAACCGCGTACCCCGTACTTGTCATTGCCGCCGTTTGGTCAACAGTGCTATAAAAAGACCCCCGTGGCATATACAAAAATCTGCCACCAGCGTCGGTGCTGAGCAACGTGTTGAGAGAGCTTACCAGACGATTAAAGAACAACCGCAGAATGTTGCTGTTCTGGTCCATAAATGGACGATCATACCCTTCAGGAGCTAGAGGCAAAGCAGGGGGCGCTACACGTTGGATTTCGTTAGCCATTAACGTCTCCCATCAGGACGCATATCAAGACGGGGTGTACCTAACTGCCATGTTACTCCTAAATCTGTTGATTCAATCTTAACCGCCAACTGCCGACCACGTACCCTCGTATCTAACTGTCCTGTAAACGCTTCTACTGGCAAGGTAGCCGTGCGGGTTATGGTGCCTTGGTTTGACCCCCCTTCAGACGTAGGTGAATTATATCCCGACCCCGCATTCTTAAGGGGTAGTAAAGACATTACGGCACTGGGGGAAGTTGCTGTAGAACCGTTAAATCGGATGTCAGGTAGTACACGCCAAATGAACATAAACTGGTGACCGTCATCCAGATCAAACTGAGCCGAAGATATGGAGGCAGTAATCGCAGTGGTTGTGGCTGTTTCGTTATCATCAACACCCTGTTCGTGGTTTACCAAGTTGTAGGTATATGTAGCAGCAAGAGGGTTGTCACGCAATCCCGTGTCTAGCCATGCTGTACGCGCCATATTTCCATAGTACCAGATATCTTGTAAGTAGTTGTAAATAACGTACTTATCAATCGTTTCACTATCTTCAGAACAGTAAAACCACCAGATCTCATGATATGACTCGTTAGTACCAGCAAATACCTGATCATACTGTTGAGTATTAAAGTCCCCGAAAACGAACTTCCGTAGGTCGCAACGGAGGGGCTGAGTGCGCCCATCGTACTTATAGAACTTGTCCTTACCCATCCAATAAGCCACACCATTGGCGTAACCCACGCAGTTCTGAGAGGCTATGGAGACATTATCGCCTACTGTTTGTGCGGCCCAGACCGCTGGAGCACCGACATACTGTAATGAGTAGACGGTAGAGTCAGTCCAAACTAGAACCTCTTGACGTGCTTGTCTAGCAGTGATGATTTCGGTACCGCGTGATAAACGTAGGCTACCCGCTTGGTTTGTCGCTGCTGGTGTCCAGTTTGTAGCATCCTCTTGGTCAGACCAACGGATCAGCATTGGATCTACCGTCGCACTACCTAACTCATTTGCACCGAAGCAAAACACAAACCGATTAATATCAGACACAACAATAAAATTTTGATTTGTGGGTACATTCGACGCCCCACCGAGACTAGAGAGTAGTACCGCCCTAGATGATACCCCGCTAGTAGCATCCCAATAGTAAATAGCCCCACCACGAGGTCCGAATATAAGATCTTCTCCAAAATTAGCTTGGCTCCATAGTCGGATAGCGTTGGTTGATACGGTGCCAAATCCCCATGTACCAGACCCCCAAGTCCCTGCACCCCAACCAGAAAGCGGGATAGCATACGCTTGACCAGTATTGATCTGGTAAGTCCCTACGACAGACGAGCCGCCATTACCTGTGTCAGAGGCATTTGCGGTAACTGTAGCACCAGCAGTATCTTTAGCTGTAATTGTGTAGGTATTAGCGTCCTGTACTGCGTCTACTTGATATTCTTGGTTGAGTACATCAGCGGTAATATTCCCGCCAAGACTAACTGCACCGCTAAAAGTAACGAAATCATCAGCGATTGCACCGTGCCCCGCATCAGTGACAGATATGGTAGAAGAACCGTTTGTTGCGCTAAACGTAACATCACCAGCCGCAGTAGTAACGCGTATTGGTGTAATGTCGTTATAAGCACCACCTTCTTCTAGGTAGAATTTTAGGTTTGTACCTACACCTAATAAGTTAATGCTGCCAAGCGTAACCCAGTTCCAGAGGGAGCGGCATACGCCTTGGAACGTAGAGACAGATATACGTTGCCATCCCCCTATCTTCTCGGGATAGCCTTGCCTAAAGCGGATCTTATCGCAGTCGTACCATCCACCCTCACTCGTATATACCGTATTCTCTCGGTTTACTCCGGGCTTTAGTTGTAACTTCTGTAGCGGCATATCTCACCCATCAGGAAGTCGCCCCAAATACAGGGGGCAGCGTCGTTACTTGTATCGCAACACTTTCTTTAAGGTTAAGCGGATTGCCGCAGTCTGAGCAGGTATCTGCCTCTAATTCGCTCTCATCGAGGTCAAATCCACAATGAGCACAGACCACTTCAATCTCGTGTGCGGGTTCTATTGCCCCGTCTTCTAACTCTTTCGGTTCGTGTGTAGTACGCATAATTATCTTTGTTGGTACTCACCGGACTTAATCATTTGGCAGATCTCTAAGGCTCGATCACCTACCTGAGTTGCCCACTTACTGTCGTAAAATTCGTTGCCAGCTTCCTCAAAATTACTTTCAGCCATGTGGCCTAATGCTTTGACGAAACCTCTCAACCTAGTTTGGCCTACATTAAACGACAAATCTATAAGGGCTTCTTGCCGTACGGAGTCTAAATCATCAAACCATTCATATTCCGTATCAAGTTCTTTTCGGCAACGATCTATATCGTTTTGTAATAAATAATCAATCTCATCATCAGCTAGGCCAAGTCCAACGTTCTCGTCGAGGCAGCGTCCCACGCCCACCGTCACATAACCAAGATGATCTTTATACGCATGTGTTTTGACACCTTCGTGCCGTTTTAACATTTCTCTTAATCTATAACTCATTTGTCGTGCTTATGTGCTGCTCCGTAGTAGAAGCTGATAATAGATGAAACGATACCTCCAAGATAGCCCAATACAAGATTGACAATGCCGTCATCATTAGCAGCAGGGTCTTGAATTGTGACCAACGCGATGTATCCCCCGAAGAAAAGAACACACGCAATCGCGATAAAACGTGGCGTCCAGTCACCCCGAAAAGTCTCACGCGCATGTTGGATATCTTTCGTTTCAAGCTCGAAAACATCGACATCTAATTCCTTCATCCGTGCCTGAAAATCAAGTTCCGCTTTCTTAATCTCCGCAAGCTGTTCTGGCGTTGCGTTCTGGACGGCTTTCTCAATGCTTTTCTCATCAGGCTTGCATCCTAATACTTGAGCAATGGCTTGTGCCGCAGTGCCGCCAAGAGGACCGCCTAGCGCCTGCCCAATGGTAGGAGCCACTGCGCCGATTAACCCTTTGATTGCACCAAACTTCATAGCCTGTCCTCATACTCTTTAACCGGCGGCACTTCGCTGGTTTCTTCAGCTTCAGGATTGTCTTTTTCTTTGTTCATTTAAATAAATTGACCCATACATACAAAGCACCTATTGCTCCAGTAATACAAAGAGATCCTATCGTCACATACAAACTAATCTCTTTTATCAGCTTTTGGCGTTGTCTTCGTTTTATCTTTAGTCGATTAACCTCTCTTTCATGCGCTACCTTCGACTCTTCGATACGCTGCATAATCTCGCGGTATTGCGCGGCTCCACCTTGCTGCATTAACAGACTGTCTTTCAGTGCCTGATGAAAGTTAGCTGCCTGCTGCTTGGCTATTTGCAGATTCATGCTGTCTTTAACTGACAACACGCCTGCTTTCTTTGCCTCTACATCTCGAATCTTTTGATCTAAGTCAGAGTATCGAGATACTAAGC